GGCCTGGCCACGCTGACCCTCGTCCCGCTGATCGAATACTTCGGCCTGCCTCAGTCAATGGCTACGTTCATCGGCGGCTGCTGCGGATTCATCGGAACCGAGAAGCTGCGTGAACTGGCCATCCGCTGGGGAGAGAAGAAGGCGAGCGCATGAAGCAGCAGCCTCCATGGGTACACACGCCAGAAGACGGCCGCGGCGTCCGCAAGGTGCTCATTGATGGGCAAGAGATCAAGATGGCTGTTTTCGCCGACCAGCAGCGCGGCATTGTGGATCGCTATCGCCAGCCGCTCACTATCGACAAGCGCAGCCAGTCGTTGATCACTGAGCGCCTACACGGTCGCGTGGAGGTTGTATGGCAAACGTCCAGCTAGTGGCCGTCGTCAAGATTCGCTGGTGGCTGCGCCTGTATATCGCCGGAGTGGTTGCAGCCTCTCGCATCACTGGACTTGACCCAGATTGGCAAAAGGTCAGTCAGTGGATTCGGCGCGGCACAGTGATTCGCTTTAAGGCGGCACAGTGAAACGCCTCCACGCCGCCCTGATCCTGATATGCCTCGCAGCCTGTGTCGCTGTGATGATCGGGAAAGAGGTGTTGGTGTATTGGCGCAGACAACATCGCAAGGCAGATAAACGGGAAAGGGTGAAGGCGAATGACGACCATCGCTTACAAAGACGGCGTAATCGCATACGACTCACGCCAGACCCGAGGCAGCTCGATCGTCTCGGATAACAGCGTTAAGTGCCAGGTAGTTGATGGCGTCAGCTTCTTCCTGTCCGGCGCCGTCTGCGACGAGAAGGCCCTGATCGCGGCCTACTTTGGCACGCCACCATCCGCGCCAGTCGAATGCTCCGGCTTCGTGGTAGACGACAACGTGCTGATGATGGTCGGCGTTGACGACAATACTGGTGTCTGGAAGCAGCCGCTAGATCCGGCGAACCCTGACGCCATCGGCAGTGGATCGGCATACGCCCTGGCCGCGATGGATATGGGAGCAACCGCCGAAGAGGCCGTCCGCGCCGCCATGAAGCGCGACGTATACACGGGCGGAACAATCCGCACGTTCACCATTGGCCAGGAGGCTGGTCTGGCGGTGGAAACGCAATAGAGGTTCCTGATATGTCAAAGCAACCCGACTGGGAGGGCATTGAGCGCGCCTACCGGGCGGGGCAGCTCTCCATTCGCGTGATAGCTGAGCAAAACGGCATCGCGCACAACACCATTCTGAAGCGAGCCAAGAAAGAAGGCTGGCAGCGCGATCTGTCCGATCATGTTCGGGCCGCGGTGAAGGAGAAGGTGACCAGGGCGGTGACCACTGGCAGTGACCAGTCGCGTGTGGTCACTGAAGCCGAGATTATCGAAGAAGCCGCAGAGGCAGGCGCCGCTGTAGTGCTGGCTCATCGTTCCGGCTTGGCTCAGTGGCGTGGCATAGCCAATAAGCTGTGCGTTGCCCTGGCTGAGATGGAAGTGACCGAAGACAACCACGACAAGTTTGCCCGATCCCTAAACGCTGGCGTTGACGCTCAGCTGAAGGTCATCAAGGGCGAGCGCCAAGCCTACAACCTCGACACCGAGGAGGGCGACAAGACGGTCAGCGACCTGGCCGCACTGATGGACGAGCTATCGACTGAGGCCTGACAGATGAAACCCGAGCACCTTGCGAAGCTCCGGGACAAGCTGTGGCGCCTGAACAACCTGTATTCCATTACCGACAAGGCAGGCAAGAAGACCCGCTTCCGCATGACGGCGGAGCAGCTGGAGTACTTCGAGGGCCTGCACACTCGGAACATCATCCTGAAGGCTCGCCAGCTCGGATTCACGACTGAGCAGTGCATCATCCAGCTCGACGCGGCCCTGTTCGAGTCGGCCAGGTGCGCGCTGATCGCTCACACGCTGAATGATGCCAAGCGGCTGTTCAGGGAAAAGATCAAGTACGCCTACGACAATCTTCCGAACGAGATCAAGGCGGCCAATCCTGCACGCAACGATGCGGCCGGCGAACTGGTATTCGCCAAGGGTGGCTCGCTGTACGTCAGCACGTCATTCCGTGGCGGCACGCTGCGTTACCTGCACGTCTCCGAGTTCGGGAAGATCTGCGCCAAGTTTCCGCATAAGGCGCGGGAGATCGTCACCGGTGCGTTTGAGGCGGTGGCTACTGACTGCTTCGTCACCATAGAGTCGACGGCAGAGGGGCGAGCCGGGTACTTCTTCGACTACTCGCAGGCCGCAGAGAAGCAGCAGGCCGCAAAGCAGTCGCTCGGCAAACTGGACTGGAAGTTTTTCTTCTTCAGCTGGTGGAAGAACGCCGACTACTGGCTAGACCCGGCCGGAACGGTCCTGCCTCAGCGCCTGACAGATTATTTCGCCGAGCTTGAGGCAAAGCACGGCATCAAGACGAACGAAGGCCAGCGCGCCTGGTACGCCGCCAAGGAGAAAACCCTAGGCGGCGACATGAAGCGGGAATACCCGTCGATCCCTGCCGAGGCGTTCCAGCAGAGCATCGAGGGCGCCTACTACGCCAAGCAGTTTGCCAAGCTGTACGCACAGCAGCGAATCGGCGTGTTGCCCGACAACAGCCACCAGCCGGTGCATACCTTCTGGGATATCGGCGTCGGCGACTCGACGGCCATTTGGTTTGTTCGGATCGTGGGCGATGAGTTCCACGTCGTCGACTACTACGAGAACAGCGGCGAAGGCCTGCGGCACTACATGAAGGTGCTCAAGGATCGCGGCTACACGTATGGCGAGCACTGGGGGCCACACGACATCGATAACCGCGAGTTCGGCAGCGACGGCAAGACCCGGCGAGAGATTGCCAAGGCGGGCTACGAGATCGACGGCCATCGCTACAGCGTCCGATTCCAGGTAGTACCGAAGCTGGGCGTAGACGATGGCATTGACCACGTCCGCGAGATCCTGCCTCGCTGCGCCTTTGACGAATCGAAGTGCGAGACGGGAATTGCCTGCCTTGAAAACTACCGCAAGGAATGGGATGACAAGCGCGGCTGCTGGAAAGACAAACCGCTGCATGACTGGTCGTCTCACGGCTCCGATGCATTCCGCTATTTCGCTGTGGCCATGAGTCGCAGAAAGCCTGTAACCGAAACCAAACCTCTACGGATGTGACCATGAGCAACGACCCGTCCAAAACAATCCCGGCCGTGGACGCCATGCGCGAGGATTGGGCCATCGTTGCGCCGCTGATGGGCGGCACGAAGGCTATGCGGGCCGCCGGGCGTGCTCTGCTGCCTCAGTACCCGGCCGAAGAGGACGAGACCTACAGGGAGCGCCTGCGCCTCTCCACGCTGCTGCCAGCCTACGCTGAGACGGTCAATAATATGACCTCTCGTGTGTTCGCTGAGCCGCTGCAGTTGGGTGACGACGTGCCCGAGCGCCTGGCTGAGCTGTGCAAGGACATCGATCTTGCCGGGAATGACCTGAACAGCTGGTCGGTTGACCTGTTCCGCCACGCGCTAAGCCATGGCCTCTGTCACGTGCTGGTTGAGTACCCGCGCGCCGAAGGTCTCCGCACTCGCGCAGACGAGATCGCTGCAGGGGTTCGCCCTTATGCCGTGCTGATCCGCCCCGAGCAGGTGCTTGGCTGGCGTGTCGACGGCGGCAAGATCGGCCAGTTCCGTTACATGGAGTCGATCGAGGAGGATGACGGCGAGTTTGGCGTTAAGTCGGTCGCCCAGGTGAGAGTCCTGGAGCCTGGCGTGTGGCGCACCTACCGCAAGGCCGACAATGGCGGCGCATGGGTCCAGCACGACGAAGGCACTACCAGCCTCGGCTACGTGCCGCTCGTATCGTTCTACACCGGCCGCACGGGCTTCCTGACGGCAAAGCCTCCGCTGCTCGAACTGGCGCATCTCAACGTCAAGCATTGGCAGTCCCAGAGCGATCAGGACAATCTCTTGCACGTTGCCCGGGTGCCTCTGTTGTTCACCTTCACCGACGACGAGCAGTTCGAGCTGGTGATCAGCTCAGGCAGCGCGACCCGCATGCCGAAAGACGGCGATGCCAAGTACGTCGAGCACACCGGGGCAGCTATCAACGCTGGCCGGGAGTCGCTGCAAGACCTGATCGAAGAAATGCGGATGGCCGGCGCCAAGCTGCTGCAGAAAGAAAAGCAGCAGACCAAGACGGCGACCCAGGCGAACGAGGAGGCAGCGCAAGAGCTGTCCCCGCTGGCTCGCATGGCAAGCCAGTTCGCTGATGCCATCGCGCAGATGCTGCAGATCATGGCGGACTACCTCGGGCTGCCAGATGGCGGCATGGTCGAGATGCGCGGCAACTTCGATCAGGACTGGGCGCCGGAGGTATCGGTGCCGTTGCTGCTGCAGATGGCCAACTCCGGCAAGCTCAGCGATGAAACCCTGTTCGCTGAGATGCAGCGGCGCGGGATCATCAGCGATGAGTACGACTGGCAGGAAGAACTTGAAAGAATCCAGAATCAAGGCCCGGCCCTTGGGGTGATCTGATGGCAACGGCGAATGACAAGATCGTCGACGCAGCGATCAGCCACCAGATCGGGCTGCAGCGCTACGGTACCGGTGTGGTTCGGCGCGTAATGGCACTCCTGAATCGAGTCGACGCCGACCTGTTTGCTCAGATGGTCATCGCTCTTGAGAAGATGCCGCCCGAGTCATTCACCGTGCAGCGCCTTGACCAGTTGCTCGTCGAGGTCAATAGGCTGAATGCCGAGGCGTACAAGGCCGCTGGAGAGGAGCTAGACAAGGCCCTGCTAGAGCTGGCCGGCTATGAGGCTAGTTATCAGCACAAGATGCTGCAGAGCGTCCTGCCTGCCCAGGTTGCCGAGGCCCTTACATTGGCCACGGTGCCGGCAAATCAGGCTTATGCCGCAGCAATGGCCAGGCCGTTTCAGGGCAAGCTACTTCGCGAAGCCTTGAAGGACGTGGAAGCCGCTAAGGCGATCCGCATTCGTGATGCAATCCGGATGGGGTTTGTCGAAGGCGAGACGATCAGTCAGATGGTGCGGCGCATTCGCGGCACTCGAGCGCTTGGGTACGCAGATGGCTTGATGGAGATTGATCGGCGAGGCGCTGAGGCTTTGGTGCGTACCGCAGTCAACCATACCGCCAACTATGCCCGCCAGGCGGTGTTCGAGGCCAACTCGGATGTTGTTCAAGAGTGGCAATTTTTGTCCACCCTTGACGGAAGGACCACCATTACCTGCGCCTCTCTATCCGGGAAAACATTCCCAATTGGCAGCGGTCCGCAGCCTCCTCGTCACTGGAATTGCCGAAGCACTGCGGTGCCGGTGCTTACGTCGGCATGGGAGGCGCTGGGGCTGAGCAAGTCTGACATAGAGCCATCAACACAGGCGTCGATGGATGGGCAGATTTCTGGCGATATCACTTACGGCCAGTGGCTCAAGGGCAAACCGGCGGCTTTCCAGGACGAGGTGCTAGGCCCGGAGCGCGGCAAGCTGTTTCGTAGCGGCGGCCTGACCGTGGATCGCTTCACCGACTCAAAGGGCAAGGTCTACACCCTGGACGAACTGCGCAAGCGAGACGCTGCCGCTTTCGAGAAGGCTGGGCTATGATGGCCGCATGACCGATAAGCCTCGCCTCACCGTCATCGACGGAGTGAAAGACACGCCGCGCCAGAAGGCCGAAAAGCTGAAGAGGGCGCGACCTGACGCTGCGCACATGCTCAGCTGCCACCGCTGCGGCTCTCGTGAAGTCATCGAGACGAAAATCGGCATGATCTTCAAGAGCGGCAAGGCGCAGGGCGGGACGAAGCAGATACTGTGCGCGTCTTGCTTGATGCGCGGGGAGCGCGTCGTGCTCTGCTGACCTGATAGCGACACCAGACCCGGCCCCGCGCCGGGTTTTCCATTTCTAGAGCCTCGCCATCGTGCGGGGCTTTTTTATGCCCGCAGTTTCGGATGGGACGGGGCGCCACCGGGCCGGATGGCTCAACGCAATGGCCGGATGGCCGGAGAAAGACGAGATGAAACTGAAGCTTGACGAAAACGGCAACGCAGTCCTGCAAGAAGGCAAGCCGGTCTACGTGCACGATGATGGCAAGGAGCTGGCGGTGGATGTCGCCCAACTCACTAGCCGTGCGCAGTACCTGGCAGGCGAGGCAGAGAAGGCCTTCCAGCAGCGTGACGAAGCCAAGAAGGCCCTCAAGGCTTTCGAGGGTCTCGAAGACCCGGCAGCTGCGCGCAAAGCACTGGAAACCGTCGCAAGCCTCGACCAGAAGCGGCTGATCGATGCCGGCGAAGTCGAGAAGGTCAAGTCGGAGATCAGCAAGGCCTTCCAGGCCCAGCTGGACGAAGCCAACACCAAGGCGCAGACCCTCGAGCAGCAACTGTACGGCGAGAAGATCGGCGGCAGCTTCGCTCGCTCCAAGGTGATCGCCGAGAAGCTGGCTGTCCCGGCTGACATGGTGCAAGCCACCTTCGGGAATCGCTTCAAGATCGAGGACGGCAAGGTCGTCGCCTATGACGCCAACGGCAACAAGATCTTCAGCCGTGCGCGCCCGGGTGAACTGGCCGACTTCGATGAAGCGCTGGAAACCCTCGTCGACGCTTACCCCTATCGCGACACGATCCTTAAGAGTTCC